TTATAGCAAAGAGGGCTTGGGTTATATTCCATAATAAGGCACAGTCTTTAGAGTATAATCAGCTAGGTGTTATACACGATGAGATACAGATAGAGTGTGAACCAGGAGATGCAGATAGAATTGGTAGGCTAGTCGTTGAAGCTATGGAAGAGACAACAGATTACTACAAACTTAATTGTCCTATTACTGGTGAGTATAAGATTGGCAGTAGTTGGAATGAAACACACTAGAATTTTAATAAGAGAGGAGAGACTATGAAGTCTATAAACACAGTGGTACAGGATGTATACGATGTAATGAAGTCTAAGGATTATGATGGAGACTTGAATGCAATCGCTATGCAAGCTGGGAGAGAGGTTGAAGAAGCATTAAAGGATGCCTTTACTCCAAGAGAAGACAACCGAGATTTAAGGATGTCGGGGATAGGAAGATGTGAGAGAGCACAGTGGTATAACTATCACGGATACAAGCCAGAAGAAATAAAAGGTGAGGTGTATCTAACTTTCTTGCAAGGTCATATACTAGAAGCGGTACTGGTTGCTTTGTTAAAGCTATCTGGACACACAGTAGAAGACCAACAGAAGAAGCACACACTAGAAGGTATCAATGGCAGCCAAGACTGTACTATTGATGGTGAGTTAGTGGACATTAAGACAGCCAGCGCCTGGTCCTGGGACAATAAGTTCAAAGAGACTGGTCTTACTGATGATGCGTTTGGATATATCAAACAACTATCAGCCTATGGCAAGGGAGACAACAGAAAGAAAGGATACTTCCTTGCTTTCAACAAGAACAAGTCAACACTTAAACTATGTGAACAAGAACTAGAGCAAGATATAGATACATACATTGTTGACTTGAAGGACAAGATGGAATCAGACACACCACCTATGCGACTAGCTAATGCTACAACTTGGAACAAAGCCAAGACAGAAGAGAAGCTGTGTATGACGTGTGCTTTCTGTGGGTTTAAGGAGGATTGCTTTGGTAGTCTAGAAGCAAGACCTATCCCATCTGGAAAGATAACAAACTACTATGTAACAGGAGCTAACTTTTGAAACAACTACCTGAGTTGAAGGCATACATCGCTGCAACATTTGATGTATGCCTGATCTGTGATGAATTAGAAATTGAACCCGAAGAACTGCTTGATGCTTTTGAAAAGAGATTGATAGAGAAGCAACACAGATTCTTAGAAGACTTTGAGGAGAGCTATTGATGGAGCTATATGCGATGTTAGTTTTACTAGGCGCAGTGGTTATTTACTTTACATACAAGCAAGCTATTGATAAAGGAATAACAACTGCTGTTCTATTGCACAGGGAAGGAAGATTAACTTATAAAGATTACTATGACGATGAAGGCAATAGGATGGTTGACATAGACATCAAGCCAATTGGAAATGAAAAACAAAAAACATCCAATAAAAAATAAACTTAAGTATGCACTGAGATATGATAGGCTCTGGCATACAAAAACTATTACTAACAAAAAGAAAGAACAAAAGAAAAGAGGAGAACACCTTGAACAAATTACCGAATGACTATCAAAATTTTATAGCACTAAGCAGATATGCTAGGTGGCTGCCTGAAAAGAATAGAAGAGAAACGTGGGAAGAAACTGTTGCGCGTTACTTTGACTTTATGGAAGAACACCTTAAAGAGAATACAGAGCTTGAGCTGACACCTAAAACCAGGAAGATGTTAGAAGATTCTGTTGTAAAGCTAGAGGTTATGCCTAGTATGAGAGCACTAATGACTGCGGGCAAGGCACTTAAAGATAACAACATAGCTGGATACAACTGTGCTTATCTAAGTGTTGACCACCCCAAAGCATTTGATGAATGTCTATACATACTTATGCACGGAACTGGTGTAGGCTTTAGTGTTGAAAGACAACACGTCAGAAAGCTACCACCCGTACCTAAGATTGTAGATGTTGAGGATGTTATTGTAGTACAAGACAGTAAGGAAGGATGGCAGACAGCATTTAGAAAGTTAATAACCTACCTATATGATGGTGAGAGTCCTAACTGGGATTTCTCTAAGGTCAGACCGAAAGGTTCAAGGCTCAAGACCTTTGGTGGTAGAGCCAGTGGACCAGAGCCTTTGGTAGATTTGTTTCACTTCACTACAAATATATTTAAAGAATCTACTGGACAGCTTACATCTTATGAATGTCATAGGCTGATGTGTAAGATAGCAGAGGTAGTTGTAGTTGGTGGTGTTAGACGCAGTGCCCTGATCTCACTGTCAAACCTAACCGATGAGCGTATGCGTAATGCCAAGACTGGACAGTGGTGGTCTGATACACCAGAGATGGCACTGAGTAACAACAGTGTGTGCTATACAGAGAAGCCAGATATGGGAATCTTTATGAAAGAATGGCTGTCACTATACGAGTCCAAGTCTGGTGAGCGTGGTATATTTAATAGGGAAGCAGCAGTCAAACAAGTGGAGTCAATAGGTAGACGTGAAACAAACCACGACTTTGGATGTAACCCTTGCAGTGAAATAATACTGAGAGATGGGCAGTTCTGTAACCTAACTGAGGTTGTTGTAAGAGCAGAAGATTCTCAAAAAGATATACTTCGCAAGGTTAAATTAGCCACCATACTAGGCACATTCCAGGCATCACTAACAAATATTAAAAGATTAAGACCTAAATGGGTGCGAAATACAGAAGAAGAATCTCTCCTAGGGGTCTCATTAACTGGTATAATGGACAACTCATTTATGAATGGTGAGGACAAAGACAGAGGACACTATGGAAAACGTAGTCTTCCTGATTTCCTCCAGGACCTTAGGAAAGAAACAGTCAAGGTCAACAAGGAATGGTCAGCATACCTAGGTATTAACCAGGCTACTGCAACAACAGCAATCAAACCTAGTGGTACTGTATCCCAGTTAGTGGATAGTGCTAGTGGTATTCATACTAGACACAACGACTATTACTTGAGAAGAGTTAGAGCAGATGCTAAAGACCCAATAGCACAACTTATGGAAGATCAGGGCATCCCTTGTGAAGCAGATGTTATGAAACCAGAGAGTGTTAAAGTCTTTACATTCCCTATGAAAGCACCAGAAGGTGCTGTACTTAGGAATGATAGAACTGCAATAGAACAACTAGAGTTGTGGCTTATGTATCAGAGATACTACTGTGAGCACAAGCCGAGCGTAACCATTAGTGTCAGAGAACACGAGTGGATGGAAGTAGGTGCTTGGGTATATAAATACTTTGATGAGGTGAGCGGTGTTAGTTTCTTACCACACTCTGACCACACATATCAGCAAGCACCTTATGAAGATTGTACTAAGAAAGAGTACAACAAGTTAGCTAAGAAGATGCCTAAGTCAGTTGACTGGGATTTGATTAGTGAGTATGAACTTACAGATACAACCACAGGTACTAAGCAACTTGCTTGTACTGGTAACATCTGTGAGTTAGTTGATTTAATTGAAGAAGAGAGGGAAGTAGAATGATTAATGGTATAGTGTTAATAATAGTATTGCAAGTATTAGTTGTTATGATTACTGGCTGCAGTATGATTGAAGAAAAAATGCAACACCTACAGTGCGATGCACCAGTTGATTCATCACTATGTGTAGGGTGGAAAGTATGAGAAGACTTTTAAAAAGAGCGGTGATATATCTAGCGTTTATATCATCAATGATTTCTGCGGGTTGTCTAGTCTATGTAGTTATGTGGCTTGATGCTCTCAGAAAAGGGTGGCTTGTATAGCCAATTGTAATAAATGAAAGGAGTAAAAATGTTAGAGAAAATAAAGAATGGTGCTGATGGAGCGATAGATGTTGGCATTAAATTAATCAGCTTGTCAATTATATTACAGGTTATCTTTGGTTCAAAGGTAGCATTCCTAACAGGAAATGTAATCGGTTCTATACTTGATATTGTCTGGACTTTAGGAAATGCTGGACTAGCTGGCATCATCGCAGCTATAATTATTTGGAGATTACTCGACAAAGATATAGTCAATGAGCTCAAAGACTAGAGCTAAAAAACCAAGCGGTCTTGTCCAACTGGATGAGACTGCGAGGTTACAAAAAGAATTGAAACAAAAGAAAGCTAAACCAAGAAACTTATGGAGGAGGGATTGGAGCAAATGAATACAGATAACATAAACCCACAACACTATCAGCAAGGGAAGATAGAAGTAATAGATTTTATATTAGACCAGAAGATGAGCTACCTGATCGCCAGTGCTACCAAGTATCTATGTAGATACCCACACAAGC